AATTGCACCATTCATTACTGACAGTCTACTTGCAACTTCACCTGCAGCACTCTCGACAAGGCCAACATTGCGAATGATGCCATCAGCATACATGCGGATGAGGTTCGGGGCCCATTTGTCGGCATCGCGGCCGGGGCCTTCTTTGGTTGGAGAACTAAAGCCGAGAAAGTTTTTGATAGTATTTCCAACGTTTTTAAGAGTGCTCTTTATTGAAGCAATTTTATCCTTGACGCCCTGAACAAAGCCGCTTATCAGGTTTTTCCCCCAAGAGAAAGCATCCTCTTTAATCTCCTGCCATTTATCCGCAATAGCCTTTTTAATGTCGTTCCATATGGCCGGCACATTGGTCTTAAGGTTCTCCCAGCTATCCTTAATTGTTTTGCTGATGTTGTTCCAGGCAATAGGAGCATTAGTTTTAAGCGCTTCCCATCTGTCGGAGATTTCCTTCTTTATGTTCTCCCAAGTAGTAGGCGCGTTAACCTTTAGGGTCTCCCAGCGGTTACTGATTTCCTTCTTGATGTTTTCCCACACAGTAGGAGCATTGGTTTTAAGATTATTCCATTTTTCTTTTATCCCGGTCGTTATATTGCTCCATGTTTCCCCAGCTCTAGTTTTAAGGTTCTCCCACCGGGTCTGGATGCTGGTCTTGATATTTTCCCAAATCACTGGGGCATTTGTTTTAAGTTCCTCCCACTTTGTTTGGACGTTTGTTTTAATGCCTGTCCATATTTCGCCAGCCTTAGCCTTAAAACTGCTCCACTTTTCCTGTACCCAATCTGTAAAGTTGCCCCATTTTTCCTTAGCTCCTTCCCACATATTAGCAGCCCATTCTTTAAAGCCAGCCCATTTTCCCTTAATGCCGTCCCACAACGGCCCGGCCCAACTGGCCACCCAGGACTTAAAACCTTCCCACCGTTCTTTAGCACCTTCCCAGACATTTCCTGCCCACTCCTTGAGGCCGTCCCATCTGTCAGCAAGCCATTGCCATAGGCCCCAACTCTTTACCCACTCCCAAAAGCCGCTCCATTTCTCTTTTATACCTTCCCACAGATTGCCAGCACCTTCCTTTATCCACTCCCAAAAACCGGCTAGGGTGGGCTTCATTTCTTCAAGCTGCGCCTCTATGTCGGGTATTTCTAAACCCTCGGCCTCTAGAGCTCCAAGCCCTGTATCATCAAACCCCATGCTTTCGGCTAAATCCTCCGCAGACCCGGCCATGTCCTCCTGCAACTGGTGTACCTCATCGAAGGATTGCAGGTTCTTTCCTGCAGCCTTCCCGGCTTTCTTCAATGCATCTGCTTCATCTTCGATACTATCCGCCGCATCACCGGCACTTTCTGCTAGTTCTTCATGAATTTTAGCACCACTGTAAACTGATTGCGCATACTTGCCCCATAGGTGCGTACCCACACCAACAGCAGCCGACAACCCAAGTATTATCCAGCCCACAGGCCCTAAAGCTGACCACAAAGCGGATAAAGCTACTCTTAACTTAGCCAAGACTCCGGTTAAGACAATCCCTTGTTGTGCTGCTAAAGCCATCTGAACACGGTAGATTCCCATGGCAGCGCTTACTACGTTTAAAATCGGAATTTTAGCTAAAAGTTGCCCTCTTTCAATTGCTGTAACGGTAATCATTAATTGCTTTGCTAAAGTTACCGCTTTTGTGAGGGCTAAATAAGTCCCCATAACTACAGTTACAAACTTAATCTGTTTGCCATACCGTGTAATGAGACCAGTTACAGTTCTTACAACTGTTCCAAAGCCCCGCATGATAGCGCCTAATACGCTAACTAAAGCAGCCACTTCCGGACCAAAGGATTCAGAGATGGCCCTTTGGAGTCCATACCTTTGGAAAGTATCATAGAAGCCTACTGCAAAATCCCGGACCCCTTGTAGCCAAGAGACAACACCTTGGAAAAGGTTTTGAGTTACTGCGCCAATTGTCATCTGCCATACGTCCTTGATGGTCGAAGTTACGCCTTCCCAGGTATTCTCCATATTTTTCATCATGTCGGGGAAGCGCTTGTTCATACCCTCAACTAACATCTTGATAGCACGGTCCGCAGGAATAAGGCCTTTTGACTGCATATCCATGATTTCAGCAGTAGTTTTGCCCATAGCTTCAGCTAACATTTCCCATGCAGGGATTCCAGCTTCAGTGAGCTGTCTCATTTCCTCACCAGAAAGCTTGCCTTTAGCACGCATCTGCCCCAAAGCAAGTATGATTCTGTCTATGCCTTGAGCGCCTAAACCAAGGGCCGCAGTAGCATTGCCCACGGCTTCCATCGTCGGGAGTACGTCTTCAGCCGCAAAACCGTACGCAAGCATACGCTTTGAGGCGTCAAGAAGTTCCGGGAATTCAAACGGTGTTTTAGCTGCAAATTTGGCCATGTCGTCCAGGAAAACCTGCGCTCTTTCAGCGCTACCCAACATTGTAGTAAATCCTATACGTGCCTGCTCCATCTGGGCATTAAAGCTGATTGACTCACCAACCACGGCTCGGAAACCACGTTTTACAGCCTCAAAAACACCCATACCCAAGGCAACAGAAAAAGCATTTTTGAAAATGCCGCCTAGAGTATTGGCTTGCTTTTGAGTTACACCTTCTAAACGGCCTAAATTTTTTTCATATTGTTTACTATCTAAACCCATCCGGGCGAATACTTCACCAACTAGCATAATGTCTCACCACCCTTCAATCCTTTAGCCTTTGCGTCCTCTATGTGCCTGCTCCAGTCCTTCTGCTCTGGCTCCTGCCCCAGCAACCGCTGGAGCATTTTTTTTGCATCCTTGTCCATGAAATCATCGGGGCTAACGGCCTTGTGCTTCCTCTTGCTGAACATGCTGGTGATAGCACCAAAACCATTAGTTATCACCGCCGCCAAGAACGCCCAGCGATTGCGATGTTCGTTAAACTGCTCAATTGCCATTTGCCGCTGCAATTCGTTCAAAATAGCGGCCAGTTCCCGTGGCGTAAGCTGGCGCATCTCACCCAACGTCCAGCCAAACTCACGCCCTAAAAGCACCACTACTTCTGCGGTAAGCCAGCCTGAATCAAGTTCATTAGCGGTTTTATCAGCCGCTTGAGCCCCTGAAAATTTACTTCAATAAATACCTCAATCAGCTGCTCAAGTTCACTCATGTAAGCATTTTTAATATCATCCTTGGTTATTTCAGGGAAAACAACCGGAAGTTTTTTGTAAAGCAGTTCAAAGCCGGCCTGCTCCAGTAATTTGCCAAGGTCTACTTTCTGAATATTGCCCTTTGATTCCGGAAATAAATCGGCAATTATCTTTTCAAGTTCGCCGATTCTTTTTTCTTCTACCCGAATTTTCTTACCGGCAAATTCTACTGTTTTGTTTCGCATTTTACCCCTCCTGTACCGTTTAGCCTAATCTCAGATTCGCATATCCCATCAGCTTTTTGTAACGTCGGCAGTTCAACCTGTCCGGCCAAGCAGTGCAAGTCTTCACCTTTTCCAATGAATAGCCGGACAAAGGCTTTCCCTTTTGGCACCTGCTCTGCTGCCCAGTATGCCTCTGCTTTTACACTCCAGCCGGTAGACACAGCATGTAGCTCAGGACCATAGGTATACTCTTTCCTGTGCTCAACTTCTAAAGTCCAATTTAATATCAGTGCTATATTATCAGAAACTGGGGCGGTATTATCAGCGTATACCGCCCCCACAAGCCCCTTAACAGCCATTAGCTACCAGTGCCTATCCCAGTAGGTGCCAGAGCCCCAGTACCTTGGAAGTCGCAAGAGAAGCTTGCCTTGTCGTCAACAGGGGTTTCAATGTTGAGCGTTACCAAAGCATTTCCGGAAAACTTTACGGTACTGTTTACCTGAAGCTCTAATGTTACTTTCTCGCCACTTAGCCAGGCATTAATTAAAGCGGCCTGTCCGGTTGTATCGTCAGGTTTGAAGTTCCCTTCAAAGGACCCAGACCACTCTTTTATGCCCTGTATTCTTTCTCTCCAGCCTTCAGAATCAAAACTAGTAACATCAATATCATCAGCTGACATATCCAAACTCCAGTTTGCTATTTCCGCCACTTTGGTGCTATCAAGATAAACACCGCCACCATATCCTGCTATTGCCATGTTAATCACGCTCCTTTATAATTTCAAAATTCACGAATAACTCAACTCTGTTATTGTTATCACGCTTCAATACCTCAGGACTTCCCCGGGCCTTGATGAGCAGGTACCGGGTACCGTTTAATGTTAGTTCATGCGCTCCATGCAGCTCTTTCACCACCTCCTCGATCTTTGCCCTGCCGGCAGCATAGCTTTTGTTCCGGACCCGCACCTGCAATCCCGGATATTCCCCTGCCCAATGTAAGTCCGGAGGGCTACCAGCATACTCGAACAAAGCAATGCAGTTGTCGGGCTGGTCCGGCATCAAGCCTAAAAAAATATCGGTCCCAACTGTACCGATACTCTTTGTAGCCAAATATGCGCCTATTTCTCTTAACACATCGGCACCACCTCACTTTGCATCCCGGAGGGCTTTTTTAATCTGCTTATCGGCGTATTTGAGCACCTTTTTCTTATTTGCTTTGAATGGCGTTTCCAAATACTTTGCCTTGCCCCCACGAGGATGTTCATAGTCTATTTCTTCATGCTGGCGCCTGGCGTATGGAGTATTAAAGCTGATATAAACGGCTTTTTCTTTGCCTATGTTCTCCGTAAAAGCATCTTTCATCTCGCTCCCAGATTTAGCAGCTTCATACACCTGCTCCCCGTCCGGCAGCGCCCCGACGGTTACGGTACCGCTGCGGCGTAAAGTCCCGGTATCAATCGGCGTTTCATCTATGGCCTCCGTGAGTATGGCCTCTGCTCCGGTTCGGAGTGCCTTCAATCCTGCTTCCTCTGCTATTTTGACCGCCTCTTTGATGCGCCATTTGCTCCGTCTAGCCATTACACCGCCACCTCTCTGTGGCTTTCGGACCCGTCCAATCCGGGAACAATCGAAACGGAAATCACCGGCCAATCTCTATCTTCATATTTGAGTATGTCACCTGGCTTCACAGGCTCAATGCAGAACACCCTAGCTTCCGATACTACTTCCCGGCCTTCGTTGTCACGCACCAGACGCCTCTTGCCTTCCCAGCGGACTTTGATTGTCTTTTGCTTTGTTACCGGTTCGCCGTATTCGTTGCTACCGGTTTTCCGCTTCCACACCGCCCTCTGGTTCAGGTAGCCCTCAATCATTCGCTCCACATCCTTTCGAACGTCGCCCGCCCAACAATCGGTTTGCCCTCTAGCGACCCGGAAAACTCAAATACCAGCGGCTCGTTCTGCTTTCCGGCTTCTTTATAGTCCGGCACAATTAGGTCATATTGGTACTTGCCCTCTTCAATCCTCTCCGGCTCCGCGTCAAGAATTACTTTTCTTTTGCTGTCATAGACCACCACCTTTGGATTCTCTATGTTGGTGAGTTCGCCGTTAAAATCCTTAAATTCTGCTTTTAGTCTGACTGTATTCCCGATGAGAGGCATCTGCTCCACCCCCAGTTTTACTTCTCGTTCTTGAGTAGACAAATCTATTTGGCGTTCCTGAATTGACATTGTAATAATTAGCTGTGTATACGGCAAG